TCACTCCCCATTTTCTTCTGAGCTGTACTCCACATCGGAGAGTTTAACCTCAAGCTCTAAGCCCGTCGTGAAACCGTTATTATTGAGGTTGTGGGTCACCTTGCTGATTAACCATGCCTGCTCGTCTATGACGCGCTTAAAGCCTGACACGCGTACAGGCGTCTCAGGAAATAAATCCGCTCGCCCTAGCGCCAGTGTGATTGAAAACTCCGCAACGCCTCGCTGCAGTTTATCCCACTTAGCCTGAGCGGCGCGCATCGCCTGTGCCTTTGAGGCATAGACCGTCGTCAGCGCCAGCACGTTATCGGCTTCACCGGCCATGTACTCACCCTCACGTGCTTCCTGTTCTTTTTTGACCTTTGTCTTTTTGCTGACCGGCTTTGCTTTTGGGTGTTCCAGTGCGCGCAGGTGCTTCTCTTTTGGCTTGCGTTTCAGCGTTACTTTCTGCTTTTGTGGCTTCGGGTCTTTGGTGTGCAACCATTTAGCAGTGACGCCGGTATAAGCCCCACGGTCGGCAATGGCAAACTGATGACGGTCACCATCACTGCGGGTCAGCGTCATTTGCGGGACGGGTTTGCCGCTGGCCGTCATCGCACTACCGGCTTTCAGAAACAACAGTTTCCCTGCCTTCACCGATACCGTTGCCCCGTTGCGGTCAGCCAGTCGACTCAAAAATACCGCGTCGGATTCCTGCGACTGGTCGATATGCGGTACCGGGATTTTTTTCAGCGATTCCGCAATGCTGGCCGTCAGTTTGTTGCGCTTTGCGATGGTACTGACCAGTTCGCCGATGGTGGTGTCGTGCCATGACTCTTCACGCCTGGAATTTAGCGTGCCGCGAAAGTCCGCGCTGCGCGCCCGGATGGTCAGGGTATCAGGAGCCCCCCGGTGCTCAATCTCATCGACCGTAAAATCCCCCTTATTCAGCAGCGCCGAACCCTGCCAGCCAAGCCACAACGTCAGCACTGCCCCGCGCAGGGGTAACTCGACTTTCCCATCGGTGTCATCGAGCTCAATGTCGAGCTGGTCAGCTTCAAAGCCCCTATTGTCCGTCATGGTGAGAGAAATCAGCCGGTCGCTGAAGTTGCTGGTAATGTCCTGACTGTTCAGCGTCAGCATAAAAGCCGGTGCAAGGCTGGCACCGGCGTCAATTGCCATCCCCGTTATCATGCAGTGAAACCTCCGGGCATACCCTGCAGTTTATCTGTCAAATTACCGGCAGAGCCGAGAAGCTCACTGGCCTGTTTATTCAGGTCACCAAACATCTCTGTCAGCGATTCATCAACCCGTTTTAGCGAAAGCGTGAAATCAATCTTTCTGGCCGCACCATCACTGAAAAACTCGGTGCGTGTAGTCGATACTTTATCGACGATATACATCCCGAGGATATTTCCGGTTCCCTCTATCAACGGCCACGCTCTGCCTTCATTGGCCATCACCTCTACAGCCTTAAGTGAGATCCAACCGCCAGTGATAGCGGGGTATAGCGTACCAGCAAGCTGTATAGAGGTTTCCCCCTCGCCAAGAAACTGATAGGCAGGTGGTTTACCCACCCGGTCATTGGACACCCAGCGATAATCTCTCGAATGCTGCATCGACTGGTAAGGCAGGGTGCGAAGTTCAAACACAAACATTCCGAGAGCAAGCATCATCGTTTAATCCCTCTCAATAGTCGTGGGTCATGTTGGCACGCTGGCGGGCGCGTTTATCGCGCTCAATCTGTTCGAGCGTGTCGCGTAGTTGTCTGTCAAGCTGATGCCCCGGCGCAACACCTCCCGGCAGATTGATGTTGTATTCGCTTTTGCTCTGGTCAATGTAAGAGCGCCCCGCCGGTGCGGTAACTGGCTGATAAGCCTGATAGCCGCCATATGTGCTGGTTGCCGGGATGTAGGAATTACCCTGTGTGGCGGCATTGGTTTTGGCGGCGGTCTGGTCGAGGCTGTCCGACTCTTTGTTGATGATGCCGAGCTTTTCGAGAAGCCAGTCGACACCGCTGCGCAGCTTGTTAAAAACATTGAGCGGAGCCATCAAGGCAGAGGCCAGTGCCTGACCAAATATGACGCCGACATTTTTGCAGCTATCAAGCGTTTCCTGCGTGGCCTTAACCGGTGCTATCAGGTCTTTAAACCACTGCCAGACGCCGCGCAGTTTCTCGCCGAGACCATCAAAAATGGGAGCCAGTGGAGCGAACATTTCCCCGACTGGGGCAAAGGCACTCATGATGCCCTCAATCACTCCCGAGAAAAATGCGCTGATGGGCTCCCAATATTTACGGATGAGTAGCGCCCCCGCCACAATCGCCGCACCGACGGCCACTATCGGCCAGGTAATCGCACCGAGCGCTGTCGCAATGGCACTACCGACGACAGTAAAGACCGTACCCAGCACGCCAGCAGCGGCGATAATGGCATTAATCCCCATGACAACCGGCCACGCAACGAGACCAATGCCGCCGATGATACCAATCAGCGCCAGCGCACCACCGGCGATGATGCCGATAGTTTCCGCTAACTCCTTGTTGTCTTTGATCCAGTCATCAAGCTTTAGCACATACCGTGTTGCTGTCTGAGTTAGCTGACGCAATGAGCTATCTTGCTGGTCGTAGAGGTCGGTACCGACGGCCTCATAAGCGGATTGAAACTCTTTGAAGTCGCCACCTAAGTTATCCTGCATGACCTTAACCAATTCCTCGGTTTTACCGTCAGAATCCTTAATTATCTTGGTCAGTTCATCCAGTTTTCCACTGGCCGCTGCGGCCATTAACACACTTGCAGCGGAACTGGCTTCCTCGCCGAATATCGTTTTCATATACTCGGCTTTTTGACCTGTACCGAGGTTGTTGCGCTTAAAGCTGGTTTGTATTTCTTTCAGGATGGTAAAGATTGGCCGTGTATTGCCTTTTTTATCCATCGTCTTAACGCCAAGCTCTTTAATGGCATCATAGGCTTTGCCAGTTGGAGCCTGCAGTCGACTTAAAACAGCTCGGCTACCGGTTCCTGCCATCGAACCTATGATTTTTGCATCGTGTAACGCACCCAGCATCGCGGCGGTTTCTTCTAGGCTGACACCGGCATCTTTGGCAACTGGACCAACATATGTAAGTGAGTCGTTTAATCCCTCAAATGATGCCTGTGTTTTATTTATCGCCATCGATATGACATCTGCTATATGCGATGCCTTGTCATCTGCGAGCCCGAATGCCGATTTGGTGCCAATAAGCAAAGCGGCGTTTTCCTCCATAGTTTTTTTATTTGCCAGCGACATATTCAGAATGGCCGGTGTTTGCGCCACTATGCCGTCTTTATCTGCGCCAGATTTGGCTACGATAATCTGCGCGGCGGCGGCATCATCTGCTGAGGCCGCTGAGTTATCGCCGAGCTGACGCGCCTGTTTGCGTAGAGCCTGCATTTCTGGAGACTGCTTATCGACCCCAAGCACGGCCTGCAGCTCGGAGTTTTTTTGCGCAAAGTCATAACCGGGCATCAGCAATTTAACCCCGGCCATCGTTCCCGCTGTCGCAATACCGACCCCGGCAGCACCTGCAGCGGCCATGTTACCGGCAAGCTCCTTACCCGATTTATATCGCTCTTTCACTCGGTTTAGGTGCGCCTGCTGTGCGCTGACCTTCGCCAATGCTTCACGCTGCCGGTTGAGCTGCGCCGTCGTCTCGCTGATGCGTGTTTTAAGCCCCCGCTCATCGTTTGCCAGATTGCGGGTATTGATACCGGCGGCACCCAGCTCGCGTTGTTGGCGTTTAACCGACTCGGTGAGGCTGTTGTATTTAACCTGCAGCCCCTCGGCGGCACGTTTTGCGGATTCGAGCACCTGTGCCTGCGCTCGCGTCGGGCGCTCAGTATTTTTGAATTGCGTGGCAAGCGCTTCAGCCTCGCGCTTTGCCTTCTCCAGCGACTGGCCGGTTACGGCCAGTTGAGCGCTGGTTTTGCGAAAGCCGTCGATTTTCGCGGCCTGCCCGTTCAGGTCACGCAGCCCTTTTTGTGTGTCGCGAATATCGCCCGACAGGGTTTTACTCGCGGTCTGGATGGATTTAAGCGGTCGGGTCGCCTGGTCGACCGCTTTCAGCAAAACCTCAAGTCTCAGGTTATTACTCATTGTGGTGTCCGCTACGCTGCAGCGCCTTTTCGCGCCATGTGATGAGCTCGGTCAGGCTCAGGGAATAGAGCTCTGATAGCGGCCAGTGGAATATCACCGCGATATCCGCCATCAGGTCATCGGTCGACAGGTCGGGCGGGAAATCTACTCCGCCGAAGCCGGTGACAAAAAACCAATCACCTTAGCGGCCAGCGACAGCATATCGGGCAGGTTCATTGCGGTAAGCTCCTGCGCCGTAAGCGCGGGGTAGGTCATGCGTGGCAATACCTTAATCAGCGCATCGACTTCGGACTGCGCCACCGCTGCCAGACTGACACCGCGCAGGGTACCGGCGTTCGGCTCAATCAGTGTGACTTTATCAATCGTCTGACCGGCGCGCTTAATCGGCTTGTCGAGGGTCACGACGTTCGGGTTTACGGTGTCAGTTTCATTGCCAGCCATATCAACAAATTCAGCGGTTTTACGTGGTGCTTTTGCCATGATGTTTTTCTCTGCTCTGAATGGGGATTAATAACAGGCCAGCAGTGCTGACCGGTCAGGGAATTACAGCCCGATTGCGCGGCGGTGCTGTTCCAGACGGTCGACGCCGTTCACCTTCTCAACCATGTTGACGGTATCGATTTCGATGACGTCGCTACCATCAATCGTGAGGCGGTAATAGGTGCATACGGTCGACAGTTTGGTCGAGGTGTTTTCACCCTGCTTATTCTCGCCGCCGTCGATTTCTTTATGACGGCCACGCATGACCACCTCGACCGCCACGATTTCGCCAGTGTCGTCACGTTGGTAAGAGCCAGCAAAACGCAACGGCACAGCGTCAGCACCCGGCGCGGCGTACTGCGCCCACAGCGCCACATCAGGCAGGCCACCGACAGACCATTCGACGGTGAGCGCATCATCGTCGAGACCAAGGTCAATCGCCGCCGCGCCATTCATGCCGCCGCCGCGATAGTTTTCGAGCTTGCGGGTCAGCTTCGGCAGCGTCACGGATTCAACAACGCCCATGTAGCTAAGGCCGTCATTGAACATGTTCAGATATTTAAGTTTGCGGGGTAGTGCCATGTTGTTTCAGGCTCCTTAGCTGTTGACCGATTCGGCCAGATTCACCAGATATTTATCGGTGATACGCTGGCGCAGGGTCAGGCTTTCCAGTGGTGGAACCGGTGTATAGTCGTAGTCGATATACAGTTTCCCGGCCTTGAGGGTTTCCTTATCGTTCGATTCCTCGTCGAACCAGCATTCACCGTCCACGATGTAGCCGTTTGATTTCAGCTCGCGGAATTTGGCGTTAATGCCGTCGACAATGTCACGGATAAGTGATGCGGTGATGGGCTTATCGACCGCCCACATGTGCGCCTCGGCCATCGTGTCGGCCAGCACCTGCGCGGTGCGGGTGTAGTTCTCAAACAGGAAAAGCGGGTCATCAGAGCAGGTGCGGTTACCCCAAAAGCGGAAGCCATCCTTACGCACCAGTGTCGTGACCCCGGCCTCGTTGAGCAGATCAGCATCGGTGCCGGATGCCTGCAAATCCCAAAACACTGACGCACTGATGCCGGTAACACCCTGCACGCCGACGTTAGACAGGGTTTTGTGCCAGCCGACGGTCTGGTCGATATAGGCACGCAGGCCGAGTGCGCGTGCAGTTGCGTATGCCGGTGCGGTGGCGTTTGTGGTGGTATCCCATGCAAGGAAATCAGGCCAGATGACCATCAGCTCGCGCTGGCTGAAATTCTCGCGATAGGCCATCGCCTCGGAAATGGTTTTACAACCCCATGCGCTGATATAGCCAAAGGCGCGCAGGCTGATACAGACCGAAGCAAGTGCGACTGCGACCTCTTTGGTATCGAGACCCGGCACGCCGAGAATGCGCGGCTTAACGCCGGTGACTGCTTCGGCAGTCAACAGCGCCTTGATGCCGGTATATTTACCGTTCTCATCCGTGCCGCCGATGATATTGGAAATGGTCTGCGCTTCGGCGTCTTCTCCGGTACCTTCGGCAACACGCACGACAACTGTGACAGGTTTTGACTGGTCGGCGATGGCCTGCAGGGACGCGGCCAGCGTGCCTTTTTTACCGGCTTTCGCAATGGCGCTTTGCACATTGGTAATCAGTACCGGCTCGTTGAGGGGAAAGGTTGCCGCATCCGCATCGCTGGCTGTACAGACCATGCCGACGATTGCGGTTGCAACAGTGGAAATGACGCGGGTGCCGTCGTTAATCTCAAGCACCTGCACGCCGTGGTGAAAATCACTCATCCGGTTAACTCCGTGGTTAGTGGGCAAGTGTTATTGTCCTGGCTGGTCTGTTGAGGGGCTATTTATCGGCGATGGGTAGGGGATGGCACATAAACAAATCATAAAAAAGACGGGCATCAGCCCGCCTTGCGTTATTCCGGTTTTACCGGCCACTCGATATCCGGTGCTGTTGAGGTGTCGACCGCGTTCAGCGCCTGAATGTATTTCATCCATGCAATCAGGTTGGCTTTGTCATCGTCGCTGATGATGTCGAGCTGCAGCTCAGTCTGCCACAGGCTGATTGTGCTTTGCGCTTCGGCCAGCAATGAGGCTTTATTCTGTTCTGCTGTCGCAACCTGACCGCCTTTCTGTGCATCCGCATCCATAATCCATTCGCTACCGTTCCAGCGGTCGTAAGGCGTCATCGGTTCGATGGTGGTCACATTATCAGGATAATCACCAAGCCCGGTAATCTCGACAGGCTGACCGGTTTCGGTGTCATACACGGTCTCGCCCCGGTGGTCGACAACATAATCCCACCCATCAAGGCTGGCCGTGCGGCAAATGGCAAAACCTTCTTTCTCATCGACCGGCGCATCAGTACACGAGTTGGCTGGAATCCCCACGCCCACCGCTAGAAACTCGGTGGAAGTCGACAGAAACTCGCGCGTTTCCCCGTCGTAGTTATAAACAGTCATATCACCGGCTTTTGTGGCAATACCGATTTTATTCAATGTTGCTTTCGCCATTATGCCGCCCTCACGATGTAATTAAATGCGATGTTACGCGGTCGTGTTTCAGCTCCGCCGGTATTACCTACACGACCTTTAGAGTGAAGGGTCGGGGTAGGAATCAAGCTACCTCCAGTCGAAGATGCATCAAGCCCGCGTCCCTGCACGTATGTAGAACGATAAATGACACCGATATCCCATTCATCGGTTTCCTCATATGCAGTATTCGCGACGATGAAGTGTCGGTGCCTTTCCAGCATTCCCGTCTGCGCGCTCAGTAACATGCGGCCTGAATCAATACCGCGCCCATCATCCCAGCAGCGAATAAACTCACCGCGTAAATCAGGCAAATAACCAGACGGAAAAACTGCAGCCAGCCCCGGATATTTCGCCTTATCAAATGCCGCGCCGTTGCATTTCAGCCAGCCTGTCGGCGGCGTTGCTGACGGGAAAGGAAGTGGCACACCTACTGGCGTATATTTCGCTATGTCGGCGACTTGCAGGTACTGCGGATGAGGATTCGCGGCGGCGAGGTGTGCGGCCAGCAGATTATCGGCATAGGCTTTCACCTCAATAACCTTATCGTCGACATACTGGCGCGTTGCCAGCACGACCGACGGGTCGATTTTCAGAGTAATAGCCGACGTGCTCGACACAATCAGAATCATGCGAATGGTCTGCGTGCGGCCGCTTCCCTCCTGCAGTTGTGGTTTGTAGGTTTCCGGGCAGTTCGCCACGGCAATAAGCACACCGGCATCATCATAGAGACCAATCTCACGGATCCAGAAACCGCCCTCATTCTCGGGAATAATCTGTTCCGCGATAATCTGGCTGGTATTGGCCGGGTCAACGGTCAGCAGGTTCAGCGGCGCGATGCGCTTCTGGTTAATGAGCTTCGTCTGCGTCGGGTCAGGGGTCGGCAGCGTACCATTCGCATCACCGACCGCCATCTGCGTCAGGTTGAGCTTGGTACCGAGTGCCGCCGCGTTCGCCAGCCGCGCCGCGCCCTGATTGGTCAGAATGGCAAAATATTTTGCGGTCATGCGTTCACTCTCAGGTTATCAATCAAATGGATGGCCGAGGCCGGGTAATATTCACCGCCGACGACAATTTCCTCGGGGGTGTAGGGGTAAACGGTCAGCGCGTCGCCGGCGTAGCATCCCGCGCCGACATACAGCTCGCCGGTTGCACTCAGGCTGATAGCCAGCCCCGTCAGGTGGCGACTTGCCGGTTTGGCGTCTTCAATCAGGCGCTCAAGCTCCTGATACATTTCGTCAGTGATGCCACTGTCGAGCACACCGACAACGAGGCGAAATGTGCCTGGCTCCTCGTCGAGCTGCCACCACTCGCGCACCTCAATCAGAAAGCCGAGCGGCTCAACCACCCGACGCAATGCGCTGATGGTGCCTTTGTGCTGATGGACGAAAAACGAAGACGCGCAGACGCTGCGCTTTGTCGCCTCCGGCCACTTCTCATCCCACCGGTCGACCGACAGCGCCCACGCCAGATACGGCAGCAGGTTTACCGGGCAGGTACGCCAGTTCCACAGGGTGCGCAACGGTACCGGCACGCGCTGAATCTCAGAGAGTGCAGCAGCGGCGGTAACTTCCAGCGGCGACGAGCCAACGGGTAACAGCCTGTCACTCATCCGAGCCCCCGATAGTTATCTGGTACTCGGTGCAGTTCGACGCCTGCGACTTACTCAGCACTATGTCGGCCTGCGGTGATGCCAGCTCGACACGCTGCACCCCCTCAACATGCAGCGCCGCATAAATGGCTGACAGACGGATATCACGCCCGAGGCGGTGCTGCGCGCTGATGTAGCTCTGCAGCTTCTGCTCTGATGCCTGCCTGATGGGTTCAGATTCGGGACCGGGGTAAACGTAGAGCGTCGCGTCAATCTGGTACGGCACAATCTCGGCTGACTGGACGGTAACCCGGTCGGCCACCGGGCGCACATCTTCGGCGTTCAGCGCTTTATCAACAATCGCCAGTAGTTCAGGGCTGGCAGTGCCGTCACCCTCTCGCGATAGCACGGTAATCGTCACGCAGGCTGGCGACGGACTTGCGACCGAGACGTCAGCGACCCGCCCGTCGGCGCTGCGACCGTGATACTCATATGCGCCGACCGGACCCGCCACGCTCAATCCCTCAAACGCCTGTTGCGTGCGCAGTCGCAGGTCAGTATCAGATTCCATAACGGCAGGTGTCGGCGGGATGGTGGTGTCATCCGCCGGGGTGATGGTCAGGCGTTCGGTATTGTTGTTCCCGGCCACGACGTCGAGGTCGTTACCGGCGGAGTAGGCCAGCGTCACCGCCTGCGCGGCTTCGTTCACCCGCTGACGCCAGATAACTTCACGGTAGGCGTTTTCCTGCAGCAGCTTAACAATCGGCTCTGACTCAAGTGTGAGCGTCCGGGCAATGGCCTCCTGCTGGTCTTCGGGATAGAGCGAAATCAGCGTCGCAATGCGTTCCGCAAGGATAGTTTCATAGTCCAGTTCCTCAACCACATCGGGAACGGGTAACTGACTCAGGTCAACGGTTGCCATAGTGATTTAACTCAGTGAAACAGTGGTTGAAACTGACGCACCGGTATCGGTACGCATCCCGGTAATATCGACATACATTTCGCCAGCGTCGCCGGTCTCAAAGTTGATGGAGGTAAGCCTGATGCGCGGCTCCCACTTCTGGATAGCCGAATAGCACGCCACCATAATTTGCAACCTGAGCGCCGGGTTTTGCGGCATATCAATCAGCGCCGACAGAAGCGAGCCATATTCACGGCGCATCACCCGCGAGCCGACCGGCGTCAGCAGTATGTCGCGCATGCTCTGGCTGATGTGCTCAGTGTCGCTGATGCCGAGGCCGGTATTTCGGTTCATACCCTGATAGCGCGCCGTCATAACGGTGCCCCCGTTTGCCCGCCGCTGTCGCCCGGGTGTTTATGGGTGTGGAGTACCTTGCCATTAGACGACAGTGACCCGCCGGTATGTTCGATATTGCCGCTCATCTTGCCGCCTTTTTGTACCTCAAGCGTCGCTGTCGTCAGCTTATTGGTGCAAATCACCTCCGGGGTGTCGAGGGTGATACTGGTCGAGGCTTTCACCAGTACCAGCGGTACGGTTGCAGTGATGGACTCCGATGCCGTCACGTCGGCAGTTTTGATACCGCTGACCGTCAGCGCGCCGGCCTCGGGCTCGTACTCAATGACCGCACCATCAGGGAAAGCCACATGCCACGCATCCGCCGAGGCAGACGGGGCGGGGTTATCGTCGGAGAAAATACCCGGCAGCACGAAAGCGGTATCAAGCTCGCCACCGATTGCCAGCAGCAGAACCTGCTCACCGACCGAGGGAGCCCACCACGTCCGCGAACGACCGGCGCGGGTGGTCAGCCAGTTCAGCCATGTAGTCTGGATCCCGCCGCTTTGTACGCGGCACAGCCCCTTTACGGTGTCGACTTCCGTCACCACGCCTGAGCGGATGAGGTTGCGAATCGCGCGGGCCAGTTCTTGGATATTGTTTAAAGTATTCATACGGACAGAATGCAGATAGGAGAAGTGATGAACAACTTTCTTCCTATCTGTGAGGCATGACACAAACCAGAATCAAACTATACTAATGGTCCGTGCTAATTTTTTGTCTCGAGCTCACTAACTTCTTTTTCTGACAAAGGCATTTTGATATAGAAAAAAGTTCTGCCATCTTTCGAGTTATATTTTTTTAGATGTTCTCCTGAGATATTAAAACGTTGGCCATCCCCCATTTTGACGCTCACTGACTCTGTGCTCATACCAGCAATGATCTCGGACTTTATTTTATTTGACTCTATAAGCGTCTGAGGTGCTCCTATGGACTTTAGATAGTCATTCAAAAATCGAGAATCTGTAGAGGGAAGAACAAAAAAGACATCCGAACCGAAGAAATCTCTAACCGAGGAAATAACGCCATTGGAATACACCCATTTTTTGTCATATGTAATGGTTGTTGCCAATCCAATTTTATCTTTTTTGACGTCATAAAAGATATCACTTGTTCTTGGCAGCAAGGCAAGAGCACACCAATCTAAGTTGTTCCTTGCCCCTATGATAAAACGCACATCCTTAGCATTAGTGTGTTTGGAATTGATACAGAGCATTATTGAAAAATTTGAGGCCAAAAGACCGATTTCAGAGAAAGAACCCGAGGGCCAATACTTGTTTTTTTCATCAATGCTAAAAACGGCGAGCTTCCCATCCAAATCGATTGTAGTCCCGAAATAATCTTTATTAGTCTTCGTTAGGTTATGGAATGAAAAATTTTCGACCTCACCTCTTGCTTTTTCATTAAGATAGTCTTTGTATTTTCGAACCAGTTGATTCGAATCAGGAAGCAGCGACCAATAGGTTATGGAAACCTCCCCAATTGGCTCACGAGCCTTGGCTACGTCTCTTAATATGTTATCTATTTTGTTTTGGAGTTGTATCTTTTCCCGCTCATTATCATTTTTTTCCTTTTTCGCTAATAGCAGTGTTGCAATCGTGGAGATCACAATTACAAAAACAGCCAGCCATCCCCAAAAGCTAAGGCGATTATTCGAAGTTTTAAACACATTGAGAATACCCAACACTCCTAGTAGGCCTGATAAAACTGGCAGCATGTCCTTTATGATATCGAATAAATATGCACCACCCATTTTTCGCCGCTACCTTTTAACACTATTATTTTGATAAAGATCCAATGATAATATCATTAATAACAGAAACATCATCAGCGTTAATACCCAGCAGCGGGCGCGCCTCGTACTGCACATCCCGGCTGTTGCGGTTTGGCCGGTCTTTTAGGCCGTACTGATGCACCCGCGCCATGCGCTGCACCTTGCCGGTAAAGTCCACAACCGCCGCACTGTCGCTGCCTTTGGCTTTCATAAAGCGATTGGTGCGCAGTTTGGCGAACATTTCGCGCTTGATACGACCTCTCTTGCTCCGCACCGGCTGGCGTTTACGGGCGGCATACGGGGTGCCGTCGGGTGCCTGCTGGCGCTTAATGCGCTGTTGCTGACTGGTGCGCAGGCGCTTCGCAATATCAGCGGCCATTTGCCGCCGCGCCGCCGGTGACAGGCTGGCAATCAGACCGGCAAGGCGCTCCTGCAGTGCGGTTAACTCACTCATCCCACTTACTCACCAGCTCGCCGTTAACGTACAGCTCAACCGGGCGCGTCACCGGCTCAGGCGGGGGCGGCTCAGGGGCATAACTGACATGCAGTGCGCCGTCGACCTCGTTGACGAGCGTGCGCTCGGTGAGCCTCAGGCTGATACTGATATCGAGCGAATCATCGTTATTGATATCAATAATCCAGGTGAATCCTTTTTCCCGCCCGTCGTCGGTGGTCATAATGTCCGGCTGATGTTCACGCAGCCACGCCTGCACCGGCACGAATATCAAATCGAGGTCGCCGGTGAAGTCGGTCACCACCACATTCAGTACGTACACCTTTTCAAACGAGAGTGAGCTGGCAAGCCGGGAATCGGTATGCCCGTTATCGGCGAAAAGGCGCAACATATCGGGGTTGTTTCTGAGCTGCGGCACGGCGTTAATCAGCGCTTTGCGCAGGCTTTTGTGCTTCTGCATCGAGTTCATCCTGACAGTGTTTGACGGTTTTGACCTGCAGCGCGCAGGCGGTCAGCGCGCCCTCAAGACGGCGGATATCAGCGCTCAGGTCACCATTGGTTTTCGGGTCACTGCCCGGCATCGGGCAAAGGCTCACCCTCGGGCATCCGCTGACCACAATCACCGGCGCTGGCGCAGGCGGGGCGGGTGTGCAACCGACGCACAACATCAGGCAAAGCAGCGTTATACCAGCGGCGAAAGGCTTCATTTTCATTAAGTAACCTCGTTATCGTCTGCTCACGGCGGCTGGCCTCTGCGCTGGCCTTTGCGAGCTGTTCGCGCAGTTCCACCTGCGCGGATTCATTACGTCGGGCAAGCTGACCGGCAACACTGAGCTGATTTTTCAGCATGCCAATCGTCGTCTTTTGTTCGCTTGCGACGCGGTTTGCCGTCTCAAAGGAGCGGGATAAATTGCCGTTCTCATGGCGCAACCACAGCAGCCCGAGCACGGCCAGCACCAGCAGCGTTATCAGGATTTTCATGCCATCACCCCGCCAGCCGTGCGCCACACAGTGACCAGTTTGTCGAGGCTGTGCTCACGCTGGCCGTAACCTGCACCCGGCAGCGACGCCCAGATATTGCGGCAACGTGAAATTGCTCGCTCAATACGCCCCGCTTTAATATCCTCAATGGCACCGCGCTCCCGGATTAACTGAATCGCAAGTTTGTCCTGCGACAACGGGCTGAAATCAGGCAATGCGAGCTGTTTCTGATAGTGCGGCCAGTAGAGATAAAGCTGCTGGTAACGCCCTGATGCCGTGGATTTTTCGCCGCGTCGATTAAACACTTTCGCTGGTCTGCCATGTGCGAAAGGGTGGTCGGTGTAGTCGGTGAAAATTTCCGGCTTGCCATCAATGCCAGTGACAATGACGTCGTAACCACGATTTTTCGTCAGCGGATGCATCGCCGTCCCTTCGGAATAGGCCAGCATGTCCAGAAACGCGGCGATATTCTGGTGAGTATTAATGACCGGCATCGCTATCCCCCTGTTGTGACTTAAAGCGGCGCTGAATGGCGATTTCCACCACCTGATAACCTGCAATGCCGAGCATGGATCCAATCCCACAAACGGCAGGCAGTGACATATCTGGAAACTGCACCAGAACAACACCGGCGACCATTGAAACAAAACCGCCGAGCAGCATGCGGCCGATAAACAGGCGCGGGGTAATGGGCTCACCACCCGCCAGCACTTTTCCGACAACAATCATCACGCCAATCACAAACAGTGACAGGACGCCTTTTTCCCCTTCTGTCATGGTTTACTCCCAAAGGTTGATAGTTTCTGTTACGGGTGACGATGCCACGTCGGGCAGGTCAATTGCCGTGCCATGCGGCAGAATGACGCCCAGCTCAGACAGACCGGGATTAGCCTGCAGCACCGCCTCGACCACGCCCTCAGTGCGCCCGTAATACCGGGCGCAAAGCGCGTCGATGGTGTCGCCCTGCATCGCGTAGACTTTCATCAGAGCTGACCCACGATGCAGCGCGGCTTATCCTGCAGGCGCGAGACCGACCAGCGCATATCCCGCCACAGGTCATCAATGGTGGTTTCGACGCTGTCGGCTTTTTTGTCACCCTTGCCGGTGGCCTCAACCCCGCGATAACGCTCATACAGGGTGGCGGTCGCCATCGCCGTCACGGCGCTGAGGTAGTGGAAAATGCGCACATTCTCGCCGTCGATTTCCTCGGCGTCAGGCACGTCGGCCAGTGTCTTAAACCCTGCGGCAATCTGGCGCAGCCGGTAGTCGTAAAGCTCCGCATTGGTTTCCGCCATGCCGGTCTTGATGGCGTTGCGCAGGCGCGCATCGGAAACCGTCTGCTCAAGGCGCATCAGCTCGCGCACCCGCTTCGGATCCACATCAGGGAAAAAGAACGTGTTTTTAATCACTGCGTCGCCCGTCTCCGGTGCGGGAATCACCACGCCCGGTACGTCCTGCGGTTCGTCGGGCTGATTCAGTATTACTGTCGTCATGACAACCTCATTAGGTTGGGCGGTGGACGCCGGTCGCCGTCAGGGTCAAAACCCGCTTTGACCGGCGTGCCGCCCGGCTCGGGGAGCGTTCAGTTAACCGGCGGTTTTTACCGCCTTTGGTGGACGCCCGCGCTTTGCCGCCGGTTTGGTGGCAGGTTTGCGCGTGCGCGGTTTAGTCGTTTTACGGGGCGCGGCATCGGGCTTAGGCTTCAATGCCCGCTCCAGTCGCTCAATCTCTTTGCGCACACCGGCATTGCGGTCGAGCTGCATCGCGCGCTGAAACTGTGCCAGTGCTTCGGCGCTCTGACCGGCATCGCGCAGGGTTAGACCGGTCACCTTATGCAGTCGAGCGCGCACCATATCGGGAACGTCAGCGCCGTCGGTCAGGCTAAGGGTGGTCAGCAGTAATGCGAGGTCGACAGGCTCACCGGCATCGCGCAGGCGCAGCGCGGCAAGCGCCACCTCCTCAACCAGCATGTAAGGTGTCGTGCGGCGATAGTCAGAGGTGAGGCCGTACTTCAGCGCGTATGGCGCAATTTCCAGCGCGCCAGCGATATCACCGGCATCGAGACGCCACAGCATGACTGTCATCAGAATGTCATCCTGCGCACCACGGCCATCAGCCAGCACACCGGCGACCCACGGCGCATAGAACGGCAGCAGCTCACGCTTTTTCGCGGCTTTCAGTTCGTTTGAACGGATGGTTTTCAACGTGCGGCGGTCATCGGCCAGCTTTACCAGCATCTGCTCGTAGGCGGTTGCATGGCGCAGCGGGGCTTGTTCCCGCTGCGCGGCTTGAGAGGCCGAGACCCGCATCATGTGACGCTGTGCGGGGCTCGTCATGGGCTTACTCTCCGCTTTCCGGTGCTGCAGGTGCGGTGAAATCGCCCAGGGTGATGTTTTCCAGCAGACACCCGGCGGCATACGCCTCGACCACATAGTCGATATTCATTGACTCGTAGTTTTCCACGCGGTCTTTTTTCGGGTTTTCATCAATGCTGCGGCGGTGGCTCTCATCCATGAAATAGATAGAGAGGTTTTCCAGCGTTGTCACTAACACGGCATTCGCCGGGAAGTACGGCACACGCACAGCAGGCAGGTTGCCGATTCGCTTCTGGCTGATGATGATATCTGCCGCGAGCGCTTCGCTGTTTTCTTGCGGCTTGTTCACCAGCGGGAAATATTTGTCGGCCAGCAGCTTACGGCCAACGATGGCAACGAGTTTCGGGTCATCCTGATAAACCTCGTCAATCAGGTTGTTGGTAGCATCCATCACCAGCGCGTCGAGGTTCTCATAGTCGCCGTTTTTACCGACGCGAATCACTGCCGAAACGACCTTACCGTCAGCATCGGTGATATTGCTCATCACACGCGTCGGGGCTTCGTTGCGGTATTTCTGCAGCCAGCCGACGGCTACATCCTGCAGCATCGGATTTTTGGTGCGGTCAGAGGTGGCGGCGCGGGTGGTACCGTTAAAACCGGCCATGATGAAATCGAGCGCCTGACGCTTAACAATGGCGTCACGGATGCGGCGCTGAAAGTCCTGAAAACGCGCCCACAGGTCGAGGGTTTTATATTTCAGATGGAAGTCAAAGTTAATCTGGTCGCACTCGTACTTGTTGGACTCAAGCGCGGTGAAGTCTGCGGTCTTACGCTCATCATCGCCCGAGGTGTCGGTCGTGCTGGCGATAGTACCGGTCACACCGACGCCGATTTTCTCCCCCTTCATTTCTGCGACCGGCAGAATGTTAATCGTCTGCAGAAACGCGGATGACTCCTGCACTTTGTTCATCAGCGTTTGCGTGACGGACGGCTCGACGGTGAATTTTTTACTGACGTCATCAGTGCTGATGCCGTTCAGCTCAGCGACGCGGGTCAGATAGGCATTGAACTTAAAACGGGTTTCCGGGCGCATAGTATTTCCTGTTTGAATTTATCGGTTAGTCACTGCATCGGGCGGAGTTACCGCCCGGTTTCTGGTCTGCGGTTTATCAGCAGTCGGTCAGCAGCTCATCGCCACCACCGCCGCTGGCTTTCGTGCGTCGCGGCTGGCTGAAACTTTCGGTTTTGTCGAGGGTGGCTTTCAGGGCGGAAAATGCCTGGCTGGTTTCTTCAATCTTGCCGGTCAGTTCCTGTTTAAAGGTGGTAAGCGCGGCTTCCATAGCGGAAAGACGCTTATCCTGCGCAGTGAGGTTGGTCTGCACATGCTCGCTGACGGTGGTCACCGCTTCATGCACATCATTCAGGCGCGCATCGTCGCTGACCTGCTTACGGCTGAAAATGGCTTTAACCTTATCTGCCAGGCTGTTTAGCACCGTATCGGGAACGTCTTCAAATTCCAGTTCGGCCAGCGTGGCAGCGGAAAAGACGTTTTCAGGGTTGGCCTTAAAGCGCTGCAGAGGGTTGTGCTTCGCGTTGCGGCAGAATTCGAGGTATTCAGTGCCGAGGCTCGCCGGGTCATCGGTGACAGCAAGGCCGACGAGGTAGCATTTGCCGGTATTGGCAAAATTCGGCTGAATTTCCATTGAGGTGTAGACCTTCTGCAATTTTTTATTCATCGCAATCAGGTCGTCGGTTGGGGTGATTCTGGCGAACAACGCCCATTTGCCGTTAAGCGCAGAATCGTCGTCAATTATTTCAGCTTTCAGTTCAACCACATCGCCTAAGCGTTTGAAGTCGCCATCAGGAAAGAGACCGCGAATATGCTCAAGGTTAATGCGGCAACCGTAGACGCGAGGGTCAAACGATTCGGCCATTTCCTGAATATCGTTGCCGCTGATAATGCGGCCGTCGCAGGTGTCACCCTCGACGCCGATGCGAAAGAATTTTGAGACTTTTTTTGCCATTGTCAGGAGTCCTGAGGTTGAGGTTACTGGTCACCGCCAGTTTCCAGACTCAGGACACGCCAGACCACCAATGACGACTGGACAACCGCCCACACAACAGCACCTTAGCGAATCACTGACGGCCATTAAGTAGCCTTGCCCTGAATCCACTACGGCGAGGCATCAATGACCATTTCCACCGATACAACCTTGTTGCATGACCCGCGACGGCAGGCATCGCTGCTTTACTGGCAGGGTTTTTCCGTGCCACAGATTGCCGAAATGCTGCAGGTCAAGCGCCCGACCGTGCAGAGCTGGAAGCAGCGCGACGGCTGGGACGGCATCGCGCCGATTTCCCGCGTTGAAAGCAGCCTTGAGGCTAGGCTGATTCAGCTCATCGCCAAGCCGCAAAAGACAGGGGGTGATTTCAAAGAGATTGACCTGCTCGGACGGCAGATTGAACGGTTGGCGCGAGTCAACCGCTACAGCCAGACCGGCAACGAAGCCGACCTTAACCCCAACGTCGCCAACCGCAACAAAGGGGAGCGCAAAAAGCCGAAAAAGAATTTTTTCAGCGACGAGGCTATCGATAAACTAGAGGAATTATTTTTCGACCAGTCTTTCGAGTACCAGTTGCAGTGGTACCGCGCAGGATTGGAGCACCGTATTCGTGACATTCTCAAATCCCGCCAGATTGGCGCGACATTCTATTTCTCCCGCGAGGCACTGCTGCGCGCACTCAAAACCGGCCATAACCAGATATTTTTATCAGCCAGTAAAACGCAGGCTTACGTGTTCCGCGAATACATCATCCAGTTTGCGCGACTGGTCGACGTTGACCTGACTGGCGACCCGATTGTCATCGGTAACAGCGGCGCAAAACTGATTTTTCTCGGTACCAATTCCAACACCGCGCAGAGCCATAACGGCGATCTGTATGTCGATGAAATATTCTGGATCCCGAATTTTCAGAAACTGCGCAAAGTCGCCTCGGGCATGGCCTCGCAAAAGCACCTGCGCTCGACCTATTTTTCGACACCTTCCACGCTGGCGCACGGCGCTTACCCCTTCTGGTCTGGCGAGCTGTTCAACAAGGGGCGCAGCCGGATTGCCGACCGCATCGAAATCGACATCAGTCACAGCGCGCTCGCCGGTGGCCAGCTCTGCGACGATGGCCAGTGGCGGCAGATTGTCACCATTGAGGACGCCCTTGCGGGTGGCTGCACCCTGTTCGACCTCGACCAGCTCAAACGCGAAAACAGTGATGAGGACTTTAAGAACCTGTTTATGTGCGAGTTTGTCGACGATAAAGCGTCGGTATTCCCGTTCGAGGAGCTGCAGCGCTGCATGGTCGATGTGATGGAGGAATGGGAGGACTTTGCCCCGTTCGCTGACCATCCGTTCGGCTCTCGTCCTGTCTGGATTGGCTACGACCCGTCACACACCGGCGACAGTGCCGGGTGCGTCGTGCTCGCGCCGCCGGTGGTCTCTGGTGGCAAGTTCCGCATGCTGGAGCGCCACCAGTGGAAGGGCATGGATTTTGCAGCACAGGCAGAGGGCATCCGCAAGCTGACCGAGAAATACAACGTCGAATACATCGGCATTGACGCAACCGGCCTCGGTCTCGGCGTGTTCCAGCTGGTGCGCTCATTTTACCCGGCGGCACGCGGCATCCGTTACACACCTGAAATGAAAACCGCAATGGTACTCAAGGCGAAAGACACCATTCGCCGTGGCTGTCTGGAGTACGACGCCGGAGCAACCGACGTCACGCAGTCGTTTATGTCCATCCGCAAAACCATGACCAGCAGCGGGCGCAGCGCCACCTATGAGGCCAGCCGCACCGAGGAAGCCAGCCACGCCGATATCGCATGGGCGACCATGCACGCCCTGTTAAACGAACCGCTTTCTGCCGGTAGCGGCATGCAGCCTAAATCTATTCTGGAGTTCAACTAAAATGGGTAAACAAAAATCCCGTAAAGCCAACGCACAAAAGGCCAGCAAACCACAACAACTGACCGCCAGCGCACCGCCAAAAACGACAGCGTTCACCTTCGGCGAGCCGGTGCCGGTACTCGATAAGCGCGACATTCTGGATTACGTCGAATGCATCAGTAACGGCAAATGGTACGAGCCGCCGGTCAGCTTCTCAGGGCTGGCAAAGAGCCTGCGCTCTGCCGTGCATCACAGCTCGCCAATTTATGTTAAGCGTAACGTGCTCGCGAGCACCTACATTCCGCACCCGTTGTTATCCCGTCAGGATTTCAGCCGCTTTGCGCTCGATTATCTGGTGTTCGGTAACGCCTTTCTTGAGCAGCGCCACAGCGTCACCGGCCAGTTAATCAAACTGCTGGCCTCGCCAGCCAAATACACCCGACGCGGAGTCGACGATTCGATTTTCTGGTTTGTGGAAAACTTCACCCAGCCGCACGAGTTCGCGCCTGATACCGTGTTTCACCTGCTGGAGCCCGACATTAATCAGGAGATTTACGGTTTGCCGGAATATCTCAGCGCGCTTAATTCCGCTTGGCTGAATGAATCCGCGACGCTGTTCCGCCGCAAGTATTATCAGAACGGCGCGCACGCAGGCTACATCATGTATGTGACTGACCCGGCGCAAAGTGCGACCGACGTCGAATCGCTGCGCGAGGCGATGCGTAACTCGAAGGGACTCGGCAACTTTAAGAACCTGTTTTTCTACGCCCCCGGCGGAAAACCGGACGGCATCAAAATCGTGCCACTGAGCGAGGTCGCCACAAAGGATGACTTTTTCAACATTAAGAAAGCCAGCGCCGCCGACCTGATGGACGCGCACCGCGTGCCGTTCCAGCTCATGGGCGGCAAGCCCGAGAATATCGGTTCACTCGGTGACGTTGAGAAGGTGGCAAAGGTATTTGTGCGCAATGAGCTGTCGCCGCTACAGGACAGGTTCAGGGAGGTAAACGACTGGCTCGGCATGGAGGTCATCAGGTTCAAAGAGTACACCCTCGATAACCCGGAATAATCACCACTCTAGCCGCCAGCATGGCGGCTCTCAATCGTGAGTGGATATTTGCGAAACAAACTCTTTAACTCCATCTCGTTCAAGTATTTTACTGTCATGGATATACTTTACGATATCCCACTCGTAGTATGTACAAGCCATTGCAACTAAAGATATTATTTTTATGTCAGTTAAGTTAACTAATGTTTCATAATAATCTTCCCGTTCAACCCCGCAATTATCTATCAACTTCACAATCAAATAAAAGCGACGCACCACTGAAAAAATGCAATCATTAGCATCCACTTCACTTAACCACTTTGTTATTACCTCTTTTTTCACCTTGGCTTTAACTAAAATTACAATATTATCTTCAAGATAAGTTACGGCTGCACCACTTGTAAATTCTTCGACCACCCCGTCAGTTTGTCCATCAACATCACCAACTTGAACACAAAACCTTTCAAAGTTAGAATCCTGACATTCAACCAAATGGAAAAATCTCACTTCAAATTTTTTATACTCTTCTAAAGATTCTTGCCTTTTTACTTCATCGATCAGGCTGGAATTAGCCTCCCTTTGAAGTTTTATTGAATTTATAAGGAGGTAAATTGTAATAAATGAAAGTATAGGGTTGACGACACCACCCAAATAATCACCAAACTGCGCCCAAACATCAGTCTTGCTGGATAAATGTCCGTTTACTCCGAAGTTGAAGTAATACAAGGCGCACACAGCTACAATCACGCCAGCCGAAGACAGCAACACCTTTCTCATACAGTTTCAACCATACGGATTAGATATTTCACCACATCACCACTTTTTACTACAACTTTACTAACAGTAAGTTTTAGATATGTGTAGTTATCTTGCCTGCCATTATTATTGTGTAAATTTAATGAGACCAATCTTTTTTGAGCGGCGGGTATAGCCTTTAAAGGCATGTAAAAACCAAAGGCTACTGTATCATCTTCACCTTCGATAACTAACCTACCATTTCCAGTTCTCGCATTAAATCGAGTAATAACTGCGTTAATATTAACTTGACCGGGCATTATTTTTGATTGTGTCAAGTTTGTAGCAGTCATTGTGTCTAACTTTGCTATTCTTTGTTTGCCAGCAGGTTTTTTATAGTTAAGTTCAACATCAAAGTTTTTTTGAAGATTTATCCTATGCATCCTTACCAAAGGTTGTCTGATACGATCAATAAGTTCATCTTCAATTTCCTCAAGCTCCTCAATAATTCCTGCAGCTTTTGGAGATAGCTCCTTAGTTTCCAGATATAGAGATTCAGAAATAAAATACCCCATGACTTCCGAGAACACAGAACGGGTCATTTTTTTTAATTCGGCAGCTAATTCCGGCTCATTAACAATCAAGTCGAAGTTTTGACCATAAGAACTTTTAAAGCTTTGTTTGAGAACCGCTCGCGCAGGGTTAACATGAGTGCGGCGCTTAATAATTTTTTTTCTGAGTATTGCCTCTGCTAGTATGCATGTCACCTCAGCCGTTCCAGAGAGGGTATCAAGGCCATACTCCATATCAACTTCTTGATCACCACTTTTGATGACAACGTCATAGCTAACTTTCATCGGCACATCCTTGATTTAGTAACCTTTGGTTATTATTTTTTCATCTTCTACTCATTGACACCGATTTTTTACACCAAAAATATCAAATTGCAAGTGTGTGCTGCGCGCAATGCTTTCCCCGCCACGCCTGCCCGCTTTATGGGTCGGTTTTAATGCAATTGCATGACCACTCCGAAGCCGCGCCAGCTCTGGCGGCGCACGTACGGAACGGGCAGCACTGACGCATGCAAAACCATGCACCAGATGCATGCATGGCTAGAAAATGGAGAAATGGCGGAAAAATGGCATAAAAAACCAACATTCACGCTGCCGGATTGATTGGCTGATTCTTAACTTTGCTCATCGGGCTACAAGCTGTTACGAATCCAAGACTGATAATGGTCCCTGATTCTTCTCAAATAAAGGTCTACATCTGTTGTAACTAGTCCATTTGGGTTCGTTAAGCACGCATTTATTAGGTCCGTTGCAACAGACCGATCATTCATATGTGATGATGGTGTACCGGTTGGAACAACAAGGAATGCATCTCTTTTTATACAGCGATGTACATCCTTGAAATCCTCGTGACTAACCCTATATGTTGTCCCTTCAATTTTTACGTATTTATTTCTTACATCGTTAGGATCTAAACAATACCCATTCCACTCAATACAATAATCATCTTTTGAGGTTATTTTACTTCTCATCTTTTTCTTTGATAAGTCCGATATGTCGTTAAATTCGAAAGGAGGCATGCCACTGATGATGATTATGAAGAAGTTTTTATGATGATAGTGGCTATCATAATATACATCAATTGAATCTATATTCACTTCAGTGATGAACCCACCAAAGTTTATCTCAAAGTATTTGCCTTGCTTTAATTTTGACCCGTAGTAGTTTAGATCCCCACCATCCGACTTAATCATCCAGAGTGAATCTTTTGTGTTTTCTGTGCTAATAGTGCCATCAATGCTTGAAAGAAATAATTCAATGTCTAAATCCGAAGTGATTTTTTCCACTCTATTTATATGGGGGACAGATCTTACTATTGCGTCATCAAATGCATGAAGGAAACCCCACATTTCCGACTCTTCTTTTTGCCTAAACTGGGCCTCTTTTAATCTTTTATTAGATTCAAGTTTCGATTTATAATATTCAGCCATATCATCCAAAGAAGAGAATCTGTCGTTGGGGTTGTGCATGATACACTTCCCTATAATATCATCCAGAATGGCAATAAACTCGCTAACATTACTATAGGATAATTTTTCTCTTCCGTTGCCCTTGCTCACATCTCCAGTACTAAAATATTGCATAATCTGACCGAGCGCGTAAATATCGCTACGTACAGTGATCTCATGATTTCCCGATGACTGTTCTGGTGCGGAAAATTTATAATTTGCCAATCGTTCACTTTCTCTGGTCTGGGACAAACGTGCAAAAAACTCATCATCGAATCTTGATATTCCAAAGTCTCCGATTACATAAGAGTCGGTAGCACTGTCAATAAAAATATTTTCAGGCTTAAGATCTCTATGAATAACGCCATGGCTATGAATATGTCTTAACCCATTAAATAAATGATTAAATAATTTCCGCACATCGCGTTCATATTCTTCAGCAGAGTTTGTACTGGCAAAATCTTTTTTTAAGGACCGAGCGTATGGCTTCATGATAATGATGTAATAATCAACATCATCGATTGTTATTTTATCTAAGTGGTAGTATTGTACAATGTATTTGTTGGATGGCATTTGAGATACACAAAAAAACTCATCTTTAAACCTATCTGTTTTTCTATGATCTTTACTTGGCTTTAAGAATTTTATTGCAAAATCATGCCCTGAATTAGAAAAAAGGAACACGTTGCTATTGCCCCCTTCACCAATTTCTTTTTTAAACTCAAACTTACCTACATTCGTATCGATCCATTTATTAGCCTTCAAAAGGCTTGATATGCTTTGTGCAGACATACGTAGCAAAATCCTCTTTAAGATAAAGATCTCAATCTTACAATAATCAATGAAAACTATTCCACTAAAAGCAAACCGCGTGGCTTTACATAAGGCTACCGGCTACCAACGAATAGATACCCACAGAAAGAGTGGTGAGTTCAACGCATGCGACAAATGCCAAACCGCATCTACCTAATCTCAAATTTTTATCGAATTCTCTTATCAAGCATAAGTAGTGATTTTTTGCATTTTTTTTGATTAATGAATGACTTATCTAATATTTTTATATGGAACATCATTACGCGATTGAAACATATGAACATTTCCTTAGCTTCACGGCCAACAATCAGGAAAGATTCCCCGTTAATGTTTGGCACATTGCTGTTTTTGGACAAGTCCTCAAAAGCTTCAGAACCACGCTGATTTCTATACATGTCTCTAATAGCCATTACTTCATCATGGCGAACGATATTTACCCAGATTAATTTATCTGGCGGCAACAACTGCTCATACTCTAAGAAAAAGACGCCCTTTGCTAACCACGAGCCATATCGATAAATCTCTTTGCCTTCAAGGGGTAAGGTTATCTGCGCACCTCTTCCTGTATGTTTAACACTTTGGAATGCCTCGCGGAATTTTGAATCATTTCTTTTAAGAGCATTTTTGAATTTATTGATAGCATCGAAACTGCCTGTTGAGTGCTCACCAACCATGCGGCAAATGACACCCAATACCTCGTCAATTCGGCTTTTATCGGCATTGCACTTTTTGCATACATGGAAATCGCCTTCGCCGTTGGTTCTATGAATGGAGACTGAAACTTGCGGGATCATGTGTTCAACTGAGCGGCAGTGGGGGTGATTTTCAATCCTGTTCATGAGAACACCACAATAAACGCAGTGTGTGCTTGGTTTCATATACATTGCCCTTACAATGTCTAACGACGAATGAGTTGCACTAAAATAACACAATTCTGATGATGAGAATGTCAGACCCCATCCTTTTGATAGAACACATAAAAAACCGGCAATCATGGTGCCGGTTTGATTGTTTTTTCAGAGTAGGTTAGTTACATAACCTACTCAGCCTCATAAAACATGCCTTCTTCGGTTTCATTATTTTCACTATTTGCTAAGTCAGCAATGAGAGTCAGAGCAAGCTTTAGGTCTGATGGTTTGCAGTTTGCAATCAGAGATACCTCGGCGATGAATTGCACACAAGCCCACTTTTGCTGCGCCCGGCTGAAATGCTCCCCAACCATGAAATCCCTCCCAATAAAAATACTGTATGTTTATACAGTAGCACGTAATGGCAAAAGATGGGAAGAAAAAATGAAGATCAGTTTTGTGATGTATGTTCATGATATAGAGACAAATTAATCACGTGGTAATTTTGCCGTTTCTGCCAGTTTTGCAACTCGCTTAAGGATATTCTTAGCTTTGGCGGAGTAAGGCTGCGCGGCTCTAAATAGCTCACCATTGGCTGTTCCTCTAAGCCATTTCCCTTCAAAGCAGCATTTGCCACCCGCCATTAGGTGCAGGGCTTCACCCCGGCTTATCGTTACGCCAGTGGTCAGGTGTATTTCGTCGATGGTTCTTTCTATAGAGTCGTTTTGTTCATCCCTTCCGTGTGTGAATTTTTGCCTTGTCGCTGGTTTTTTCTTCCTGAGTCGATTTGTCAGCTCTCGCTTTTCACGTCGACTCAGCGGTTTTGATAAATCAAGTTCCGGTGGCTCGTTTTCGCTTCCCGTACAGTTATTGACAGAACTCCGAGGGACGGCTTTGCCGTCCTGAAGGTCAACGGCCAAATCAACAGCACGCTTCGGAACAATCTTCCACTGAGTGAGCCGGGTTAAAATCGGGCTTCCTGCACCTATGGAGGAATCGTAGACCCCCTTAATACATACCGTTTCCTCACCGTACTGATTAAGCTCGGTACGCGGTTCATACAGTGTGCGCACCTGTAAATCATCGCGACGGACAAACGGCCCACCCTGAGCATTAACATAACCAGCCCAGTCACCAGCGTCGGCGGCATCATGGACGGCGGCAAACTCAACGCTCAGACCGTGCGCGGTTTCGGTATCAGCGAGGCGACGCAACTCACGGTAAACCGTCACCGGCGCACCACCAATAAACTGAAACTGACGGATGTGCCAGCGCGCAGCCCATGCTGAAACGGCGGGGGCTGTCTCTTTCAGCAGCTCACCGCTTTCATCATCGGTTTCACCATCGAGAGCATAACCGTCGATATTTTTTGAAATGTATTTAGCAACATAGCCGGTTGCGCTGCCTTTCTCCGGGTCAATGGACTCCGCGTGGAAACGTGCTTTTTTGGATTTATCGCTTTTCAGTTCGTGGCGGTCTTCTTTCCATGCGTATTTACGGACGATGGAGCGAACATATTCAACATCTTCCGGCAGCATGAACATCAGCATGTGCCAGTGTGGAGTGCCGTCGTGATGGGGCTCGGCGACACGAATACCGAAAATACGGACATCTTCCCGATGTAGTTTGGCACGGATACGCGCCCAGATACCGGTTAGATAGTTTTGCGTGTCAGCCGGGCTGGCACCGCTCCATTTGCTGTTACGGTAACCGGCTTTAGTCGTGGCGTGATATTTTGACGGCGCGGTTAGAGTGTAAAACTCACCGACATAACCGAGCTCATTACAGATGTTTTCAAACCCACGAATGCGGGTCATGAGCTCACAGCGGCGAATCGCAGGGTTAGCAACTGAGCCATCATATTTTTCAATTAGGCTGATACGGTTGCCGTCTTCGTCTTCGAGATCCAGACCTTTGAGAAATTCACGAGTGCGGCGCTTTTGTTCACGCCAGTCAGTCACGCAGTTTTTACTCGCGTAAGTGTTTTTTTTCTTACTGACGTTGCCGACTGCAATTTGCAGGTGTTCGCGCCACGTAGCTGCTACACGGCGCAAACGACCGCGCCACCACCCATCGTTAAACATTTTGGCGATAGCCGGTGCGATTTCATCCGCACCGACATATTTTTTTTCAACCCGCTCCCAATGTGGTGGGATAACGTTGAATTGGAGGGAAATAAAGCCAGCACGAATATACCAGGTGTACAGCGTTTTAAGCTCGCCGAATCCGTGGTCATTAATGTTGGCAAGTTCACCACGAATGAAATTAGCAATATCAGCGGCCAACAGGTCAACATCAGCGCGCGACATGTCCGGGAGACGGTTATATCGGGCGACCATATTAACCATGCGTGACGACAGATATTGCATTTGCTGAGTATCAAAATGACTTCCAAAAACAGCGGTTGATACCTTGCTGTTGATACCAGCGCATTCGTATTTTTTTGCGACCAGTTCAAGACGCGGCAATGCCTTTTTGCAGAAGCTGATTAAAAATGCATTGGCTCGTTGACTACCCTGATTTTGCTCCAGCACCGCAGCAGTGCGATAAACATCTAACCGCACGCAGTCGGGCTGGAGAGAAAGCACCTTTTTTGCATGCAGCAAAGCCGCGAACATACGGTCGCGGCGATGCTGTTGCTCATAAGTAAGGTATGGGCTGGAGATTGCCGACCGTGGGACGTTCCACGGATAAGCGAATTGAACAGCCAATTTATACCCCCCGATAGTGTTTGTTTTTTAGCTCTGCGATTTGCTGGCAGGTTACGCAAAAAGCCACGCCCGGAATCGCAATGCGGCGAGCTTCCGGGATTGGTGCGTCACATTCCTCGCAAAGAAAACGGGAAGGTGCAGCGATACGGGTGCGTGCGTTGCTGATGTGGCGTTCGCGGTCTTCCTGCTCGCGCAGTTGTGCTAAATCCATTGCGTCGGCCATTAGTGCAGCTCCTGTGATTCATTCTCAAAGCGGGTTGCTTCACGGCGCAGCAGTTCGGCAGCTTCGGTGCCGCTCATTCCCTCTCTGGTAATATGGATAGCCAGCGCCTCAAGGCGGATGGAAACAGCGAGCGCGCGGTCTTTACGCTCTTCTTTTTTTGCATCGGTCAGCAATACGGCCAGCGCATCGCTATCAGTGTTAAAACTACGGATTTCGGTATTACGCATAATTAACTCTCCTGATTTCGGGCAATAAGATGCCCGGCGGGTTTACGCCATTAAATTTCTGTTTGGATTAATTCGGCATGGTTAGCCGTTTGGGAAATAAGCTCACTACTGCACGAAAATGATTCATCGCTGTAATAAGCGCCTTTTTCTCGTCAGTAGTCAGCTCACTTAATTCGAGTTCATGACGAGCCGCCGGTATTTTTGCCAGAAAGAAAATAGCGGCCAGCGCCCGATTATTTTCTTCAAATTGTGGGTCACGTTTATCGCGCATATCATCGACAAAACGTTCAACCTCTTTCCAGCTATCGCCCCAATATCTCGCGCGCAATTCGGCAACATGATTGAGACCGGCCAGACGTTCACCCGCTTTTAGCGGAACAGTCGCGGAAACAGCTTCGATAGCCATGATCCCCCCCGCTTTTGAGTAGAGAGGCCAGCAAGTAAATCAGCCTGCGAGTGGCTCGGGTGCCAGCGCTTGCCGTCCTTACCTGCGATCCAGCCGTGGCCGTAGTGCATGCCGGGGCTTTGCTTAACGAGCAGAGATGCGAATGACGGTTCACTTTTCAGCATACGCACCTCAAATCAGGCCAAACGATGCGCCAATACCGCTCATGGTATCGACCACGCTCGACATAGCTGGATTAGTCTGCAGACGTGCATGCAGCGCCAGAGCCGACAATGACAACATGCGAATGCCGGAGTTAACGCTTTCAATCATGTTGTGCTTACGGGCAATGGTCAGACGTTCATCAGATACCGCGCCGCTCGCCAGTTCGCCGAGTTCACGCATTGCGCGCATGACATAAGACTGCAATTTGTCTTTAGCCAACTCATTAACCGGCACGCATGGTAGGCAGTGAATCTGCGCTAAAAAACCATCAATGAGGGTTGAGTCTTCGGTCAGGTCAGTCAGCAGCCACAATTCAGACGGCGTGAACTGGTGAGGCTGTTCCGGGTTGAGCTTGTTACGTAACGTTTGAACGTTCATACCTGCACGCTCGGCCAGCTTCGCCATGTTGTGACGCTGTGCGAAAATGCGGCATGCTTCGTCATAGTGGGGATGTTTGGAAACCTGAAAATCAAACATGGTTAAATTCCCTCTAACTTGCATAATCAAATTCAGTTAAGAGCGGTGCGCTGGTCGATGTAGCGACAATCAATCGCTTGTTGAGTCAGCTTATCGCGCCATGCTTTTACGTTTACGAGGGTTCGGCTTCGTTTAGCAGCTTCCTCTTTGTTGGAAAAGTCTTTGGTCGGAGCTTTGAGAAGGACTCCCTCATCGAGCCATTGCCAGACCAGACGCTCGCTAACACCGCGAGTAGCGGCGAAGTCTTTCACAGTCATCGTGTCTGACATAGCGGAGCGAATCATTGTCTGTAGAGCTGGCAGCATGGCGGTAACGATGGCATCAAACTGTGTTGGATCTAGCAGCACAGTTTGATTTTGTGAGTTTTGCGAGTCGTGCGTCGAGATTGATTTTGCATCTGACATATCGCATTATCTCCTGTTGTTTGAAATGTAGTGCAGTGGTGTGCATCTTGGTCGATGAATGCCACTATAGATCGTAAAAAGTTTTCTGTAAACACCCATAAAATTATCTGTAGGGGGTTTTATGAGTTCTGAGCTTGATGTTCAGTGGCGTGTTAGTGCAACGAACGGCGTATTGGAACGCTTAATGTCAGCCTATGGGGTCAAGATGCAAAAGGATTTGGCTGACCTGCTAGGTATCGCTAAACACAGCGTTAGCGGCTGGGTTCAGCGTGATGCAATACCTGGCAATGTCATAGTTAGGTGTTGTCTTGACACGGGAGCTGATATCAATTGGCTTGTAAATGGAGAGCTTGCAAATGCAAATCACGAGCGAGCCAGTTGCAAGTTAAAAGGCAAAGAGCTTTATGACGAGATTATGACGAATGGTGGTAAAACCGTTTTGCGTAGGATTCTTGATGCGTATGGCTTTACCATGCAAAAGGAGCTCGGTGATTTGCTCGGCATTTCCTCTGGCACAATTAGCACATGGGTAAGGCGAGATTTTTTCCCTGGTGATGTTGTTGTTACATGCGCTCTTGATACCGATACGTCACTGGAATGGTTAGCAACAGGCAAGGGGCAAATGCGAGCTAACAGGGAAGATGTCACATCTGGTTTTTCTATTAAAAAATCTCGTCTTGAATCTGGTGAGCTTAAGGATGCAGGAACGTGGCATCCTGACCCCTCAATGATTCCTTCTAACTCAGGGGAATTGATTTTTGTTGACGGTGTAGCTGCCTCTTGGCTTGTCGACTGTTCTGCTTCGAATATAAGTAATGGTCGCTGGTTAATTGATATCGACGGCGCTCTTGATGTTTTTGATGTAATTCGTTTACCTGGTGGAAAAGTCAGGTTGTCAAATAAGTCTGCTGAGTTTGAATGCAACATTACCGACATTACGCCTGCCGGGGTTGTAGTTTTCACATTGGAAAAACACGTATAAGGGAAATTATGAAACGTAAACTCTTTTTAGCTATGCTTCTTACCTTTTCTTTTGGCTCCTTAGCCGCTGAAAAAACACAGGATTTAGATGGCGCTAAGTTTGGTGAGGATTGGCCGTTAACTTTTGAAAAAGCTACGGTGTCTTGCGTTAACGGTAAGTATGCCTTTGTATACGACAAAGCAACTGATGACCGATACCCATTAAATGGTTTTGCTATTGATGGAGTAAAGTCTGGAAAGCTTGAGGGGAGCAATATTGATGCTGTTTGGAAAGACAGTCCAGAGTATGCAGGTGTAAAAATTCCTTTGGATCCTGTAATGGATGCCGCAACAGCACTTTGCGAATAATTAGAGTTGCCTCGGTGACATTATGACTGTAAGTAAGCAAAAAAATGGCAAATGGTTATGCGAGCTCTATCCAAATGGTCGAGAAGGGCGGCGTATACGTCGGCAATTCAATACCAAAGGTGAGGCCGAGGCATTCGAAGCATTTACCAAAAGCGAGAGTGAAGATAAGCCGTGGCTTGGCAAGAAAGAAGACCGCCGACGCTTAAGCGAGATTATTCAGCTTTGGCACAATTTGCACGGTCAAGCGTTAGTCGCCAGTAAGTCGAGGTTAGCAAAGCTTCAAATCGTATGTAATGGGCTTGGTGACCCGATTGCATCTCGCCTTACCGCGAAAGACTGGGCTCATTATCGTGACCGTCGATTACGTGGTGAAATAGACAACGGTTATCATAAAGACCCCTCGAAATGGATCGCCAAACCTATAACCGTCAATCGCGAACAACAATACCTAGAAGCAGTGTTTAATGAGCTCCGCCGGTTAGGGGAGTGGAGCCTACCCAATCCACTTGATGGGATCCGAGTATTCAAAGAGGCTGAGAAAGAAATGTCCTGGCTAACTTTGTCTCAGCTCCCGGAGCTGTTTCGAGCCTGCGAGCAATACGGCAAAGAAGACCTCACCATGATTGTTAAGGTGTGCCTTGCAACCGGCGCTCGATGGGGGGAAGCGGAGAGATTGACCCGCCCTCAACTTTCTCCATATAAACTGACGTTCACCAAAACCAAAGGTAAGAAGAATCGCACAGTTCCTATTCCTAAATGGCTGTACGACGAGTTGTCCGTACGTCAAGGCAGAATGTTTAAACCCTGCTATCAGGAGTTTAAGAAGATGCTCAAACTAACGAATATTGAATTGACGGAAGGGCAGAAGACGCACGTTTTGCGTCATACTTTTGGTGCGCATTTTATGATGAACGGCGGGAATATACTGGTACTGCAGAAAATTCTCGGGCATGCCAATATTCGAGAAACAATGAAGTATGCACACTTTGCTCCTGACCACCTTGAACAAGCTGTAACCCTTAATCCGTTATCGCTGTATGTTGGCGACAATATGGCGGCAGAGGTTGCATAACACTGCAATTCATTGCATTAAAAATTACTTTAACTAATTGTTTTATATGGTAAGCGTTTGTTTGTTGCGGGGTGTTAATAGGAGCGTCTTAACTAAGATTTCGCTTAAGCGACATCCTGTTAAGAAGGGCTGGCCAATTGGCTGGCCCTTTTTTATCTGTTTGCTGGTGTT